AAAGAGTTCGCTAACTATCAGACAATTGAACGGCAAACTGGTACTCCGGTTTATTTTGCCCATGCTTATTCACCACATGAACGCGGTAGTAATGAGAACCGTAACCGAGTTTTGCGACGATTTATTCCCAAGGGACAAGCTATTGAAGAGCTGAGCGATCGCCAGCTGGTTCAAATCAATTGGTATCTGAATTCCCGACCACTTAAATGTCTTAATTGGCATACACCAATCGAGATCTTCTTGCTTAACCTACGTCACTAAATTCGTTCAAGTTATTTCTTGCAATCTGCCATATAGAGAATGAAAAAGATTAAATAAAACTATTGTATTTTTATATGTAAGTTATATAATACATATGTAAGCAATTAACAACGGCGATTACTTACAGCTAATTATATTAGATAGGCTTTTCTTTGGTGCCGTGTATAAAGGCGGGTATAAATATGGTGCACTATTTAACCGCCAATCTATCAAAGGACTATAAGCCGCCTTGATGGTTATTAATATAATTGTAGTATTTATCGGGTTTATTACCGCAATAATAAACTTAATCACTGCAATTATTAACCAAAAGAAAAAGCGTTAATCTAAATAATTAACGCTTACGGCTATAAGTCTATTAGATAGGTTAGCAACAGGGCGAATGTTTGCGGCGTTCGTCCTTTTGCTATTTAACAAGTATATTGTAACATATAATAAAGGTGATGCAAATATGGCAACTAGTGAAGCGAGAAAGCGAGCAACAGCCAAATATAAGGCAAAGCACCCGGAAGCAGCAAAGGCATATCAAGCGCGATCATATGCACGGCGCTATATTAACAAGTTTGCGGATAATGAGGGGCTGGACGAATTAGAAGAACTCATAAAAGTAAGACGGAAAGAACTAAATAAACAATAGAATATATTTATATTAGTCACTTATCTATTAATTAGATGGGTGGCCTTTCTTTATTTTAAACTCGCGGAAAAAACGCGGAAAAATAAAGGGGCTTTTAGTGTTATATTGATATTGTTGAAAGAAACGAATTAATAAGGTGTTACCTCAAACGGTAGCGCCTTTTTATTTTGACTTGCTTTATATTGCGATGTGATGACGTATAAGGCAATACGGTAGCAAGTTAACAGAAAAGGTTACAGGCTTAATTAAAGCGTTAGAAGGTGAACAGGTGGGGCGCAAATATAAAGATAACTATAATGAATTCTATCATTCGAAAGAATGGCAAGCAGTAAGGCGACAAGTGTTACAGCGTGATAATTATTTATGTCAGGTATGCAAGCGAGCGGGACGAATAACACCAGCCACAACAGTACACCATATTAAAGCGGTAAGGGTTGACTATAGCAAACGGCTAGACCTTAACAACTTAGAGACTATCTGCAAAGCTTGTCACAATGCCGAGCACAACGAACGTACAAAGCCGCTACATGATAAGCGGACCAAACTAAAAGCCGAAAAGAACAGCGATATTTTTACGTTCAAGGCTAATCCGGAGCTTTAAACCAAAAACGCACATGCCTATAAACGCCGTCACAGCAACGATTAAAACAGTCTGAAAGTAAAAATAAATAATTTTCGTGTGCAAAAAGCGCAAAAATAAGCCCCCACCCCTAAAAAATAGAAAATTTTAAAATCATGGGAGCGGTGCCATGCCTTACTTCGCAAAAAACTCGTTTTTCAAAATTTTTTGCACACAAAAAAGCGGACACCCATTACTGGATGTCCGTTAATTTTGTCCACTCATATTTCAACTAAATCATAACATAACTAAAAATAGCGTCAAGAGCTAAATTTCGGTGAAAGGAGGAAGTTTTGATATGCCACAAACAGCTAAAAATGTTCTTCAATTAGTTGCTAATGGAAACTATAATCACAAGCCCAAAGATGAACTCAAACGGCGTGCAAAAAATGAGCAAAAATTAAAAGTTTCTGCTGAACATATGAATCCACCATCTTATCTTGATGCTGGAGCAAAAAAACAATTTCGAGCAATTATTAAGTTGTTTAAGAATACCGATTTATTAAATGAGGCGGATATTGATGAAATTGCACGTTATTGTGACTTAACTAAAGAATACAAGTCATGTAACGCACGTCTAAAAAGAAATGGGCGTTTTGTAGAAGGCAAGCCTAATCCTGATTTGCGATTAAAACTTCAAATTTCAGCTGAACTAGATAAGTTAGCTAAGAACTTAGGACTTAATCCGGCAGCACGTGCATCTTTAGCTATTAATATGACAGATGATCAAAAACAAGAAGATGACGATGACTTCTAATATTTTAAAAGAGAATCCGCTTGAGCTTGATTACACAGGCCTTACCAACTGGGTTCAAGCTTATATGGACAACGAACGATCACTGGGACATGTGCTAGAAACACCATCACCAGCTTTATTGACCACGATTTATGCGCAAGCAGTAGTGAATAATGACATTATAGCTAGTAAATGGGTGAAATTAGCGTGTGAGCGACATTTAAAAGACCTTGAACGTTCTAAAAATGATCCCGATTATCCTTGGACTTTTGATGAAGAAAAAGGTTGGCGACCTATTCGCTTTATCGAAAAGAAATGTCATCCGACTAAAGGCAATTTTGATCACTTAGTAATGCAACCATGGCAGCACTTTGTTGTTGGCTCAATGTTTGGTTGGGTTAATAAGCATACAGGAGTAAGACGCTTTCGTGAAAGTCTTATTTTTGTTGGTCGTAAGAACGGAAAAACTGAGCTGGAGTCTGGTTTAGCAGACTATATGGCAGGATTTGATGATGAAAATGGCCCAAATGTTTACTTTTTAGCTAATTCACAGCAACAATCACGCTTATTGTTTGAGGGTTCTCGAACAATGATTCAAAAATCTCCTTGGTTATCTGATCGTTTTGTTCCCAACCGAAGTGAAATTAGATACCCGAAAACTGGTGGAAAGATCATGGCGATGTCTGCCGAAAAGAGCAACAAGGATGGTGAGAACGTCCACTTTGCCGTGTTCGATGAAATTCATGAATACCAAGACTATTCACTGATTAACGTCATGAAAAACTCTCGTGGGACACGAACACAGCCTTTAATTGTCTATATTACAACTGCGGGATACGTTTTAGATGGTCCTTTGGTAGATATGGTCGATCAAGGGCACGATACGCTAAGCAATTACGAAAATGATATCGATGAGCGGACGTTTTACTATCTAGCATGTCTTGACGATAAGGAAGAAGTTAACGACCCAACCAAATGGGTAAAGGCTAATCCAAACATCGGCTTAATGCAATTGGCTGATATGATCAGTGACTTCAAAAATGATCGTCGTGTCCCTGCTAGGTTTGCTGATTGGTTGACTAAACGGTTTAATATTTTCTCCGAAGTAGACGAATTAAGCTTTATTACACCCGAAATACTACAAAAGAATAAGCGTCACCTTGATTTAGAAGAGCTTTTAGACCGTGAGTGCGTTGGCGGTTACGATTTATCAGACACAGAAGACTTTACCTCCGCTTGTTTAGAGTTTCCTTTAGATGATGGTGGCGTTTTTATATTGGAACACTCATGGATTCCGCATGCTCGCTATGAACGGGACAAGAACCCAGAGCGCATAAGAAAGTGGGAGAAAGACGGAGATGTCACAATTATTCCTGGAGATTATGTCGATTATTCATACGTGCTTGATTGGTTCAAAGAACAATCAAAAAAATACGACATTGTAATGATCAGATATGACCCGGCTAAGGCAATTCGGCTCAACAAAGAGCTAATTGAAGCCGGGTTTGAAACTGACAAGGTGCGACAGGGATTTATTACGCTTGGAGGACCTTTACAAAACTTCAAAGAGCTTTTATTAGACGGAAAAGTCGTATTTAATGAGCAATCAATGTTCCAGTGGTATCTAAACAACGTTCACCTTCGCCAAGATCGCAACGATAATTGGCTACCAACCAAGACTTCGATGTCTCGTAAAATTGATGGCTTTGCGGCAGCACTAGATGCTCACGTATCAGTAATTGATATGTTGGTAAAGCCCGAAAGTGATGGTCCAGTATCAACGTTTATTTCGTTTAAGTAGGTGAAGAAATGAAAATCTTAGTATGGCTTGCCGTTATTTTGACGGCTTTTTTGTTTGGCGCAAAGCTGGCAGGGGCGGTTACGTGCTCTTGGCTGGTTATTTTTGCACCTTTACTCATTGTTTTTGGGCTATGGTTCCTAATTGTGCTGTTCTTATTAGCAATTATCGGTATTGTCGCCCTAATCGCACTGATTGACGAATAAACCGTGCCGGAAAGGAGGTGCATATATGGGATTTTGGAATAACGTAAAACATTTATTAACGACTAACCCACAACAAAAAGCCGAAACTGCTGGTTGGGAAGGCCAAGGGTTCCATTTTAGTAACTGGGCTAACAGCAACTTCTTTGGAACACATAACAATATCTTACGTAACAATGAAGAAGTATTTGGTGTTATTAGTCGGTTAGCTAACACATTATCGAGTTTACCGATCCACGAATACAAGGAATACGATCAGATTAACACTCCGGTGTCTGACTTGCTTCATAGTGAAGCTAATCCTTCAATGTCGGCGTTCCAACTTATTAATCAACTAGAAGTATCAAGAAATACAGACGGGAACGCTTACGCATGGATTGAACGTGACGGTAACGGAGTGCCAATTCACTTGTGGCCACTTGATCCAGGTGCAGTCACTGTTAAACGGAATATTGATGACAACTCAATTTGGTATGACGTTAATAGTACCGAGTATCATTTCTTGGTTTTTAACACTGAGATTATTCATGTTAAACACATTACACCGTTAACCGGAACATTAGGCATTTCCCCATTAGACGTATTAAAGGGCCCTCTGAAGTTTAAGAAAGCTGTTGAGGACTTCTCTCTAAACGAAATGGATAAAAAAGACGCATATATCATTCAATATGACCGTTCAGTTAGCCCCGAAAATCGGAAAGCATTAATTAATGACTTTAGACGAATGATTACAGAAAACGGTGGAGCAGTCGTCCAAGAAAAGGGATTTGAGATTAATCGTTTTGATAGCAACTTCCAGCCAAGTGATCTATCAACAACGAACTCAATTACTCGTTCAAGAGTAGCGACTGCTTTTAATGTACCGTTATCTTTTTTGAATGAGTCGCTTGATACCGGCAACGGTAAGTCAAACGAACAGGTTATGTTGCAATTCGTGGAAATGACTTTAATTCCTATCGTTACGCAATACGAATCTGAATTTAACCGCAAGCTGTTGTCTAATTCTGAAAGAGCACGTGGTATTTACTTCAAGTTCAACATTAATGGATTGTTACGTGGTGATACCGCTTCTCGAACGGCGTTTTATCAAACCCTTATTCGGAACGGGATTGCAACGGTTAATGACTTACGTAAATTAGAAGAATTGCCACCATCAGACGCAAAGAACGCTGATCAACTATGGATTACTGGTGACTTATATCCAATTGATACGGATATCGCTGATCGTAATACCAAGGCCAGCACTTTGAAAGGAGGTGACAATGATGCCACAGACGACAAAGATGCCCAAGTATCTGACGGTAAAACAGGAAAGCAAGCCGAACACAGCGTCAATGTATATCGACGGAGAAATCGTGACTGACGAATACTATGACACTGATACTTCAGCGGCAGGTTTTCGAGATGCGTTAAAGGATCTCGGTGATGTAAAGACGATTAATTTACATATCAATTCACCCGGTGGTTCTGTTTTTGAGGGAATCGCTATTTATAACATGTTGAAACAAAATAAGGCGCACGTAAACGTCTATGTAGATGGTTTAGCAGCGTCAATAGCAAGCGTTATCGCAATGAGCGGTGACGCTATTTTTATGCCCTCAAATTCAATGCTGATGATCCACAATCCTTGGACGATGGCCGTTGGGAATGCTTCTGAATTACGTAAGCAGGCCGATGACCTCGACAAAATTACTGAATCAAGCATTCAAACGTACCTCAACCAAGCAGGCGACAAGCTCGACGAAGAGACCTTACGCCAATTAATGGATGACGAGACGTGGTTAACGGCTAAAGAAGCTGTTGATTACGGGCTTGCAACCGAAGTGATTGAAGCAAACAAGGCGGCTGCCTCGATTAGCAAAAACTTTGCTCAACGGTACCGTCATGTTCCCAAACAACTTATTCAAGCTTCTCAAAAGAAGCAGGAAATAAAAGAACGAGAAGATGATCAAGAATTACGCAAACAACTTCTCGAACGATATCAAAACAACTTAAAAGCAATCAATAACGAATTGCGAATTATGAAGGAGGACTAAAGAAATGAATTTCTACCAAATCAAAAAGAATGCAATGGACATGGGTGACGAACTTCGCCAAGCAAACGAAAAGCTAAACGAAATGCTCGCCAACCCACAAATTGCGACTGAAGATATTACTGCACAACAAAAGGTTGTTGACTCTGCACAACAACGTTACGACATCGCTAAGCAACAAATGGACAAGGCAGAAGCTAAGGAAAAGGCTAACTTAAAGCCTGTTCATGATGCAGCTAACATGACTCCAAAGGAAAAGCGCGCTAAGGCTTTTGCTGAATTAGTACGTAACACTATGGCAAAGGAAGCTGTTTCAGCAGATGTTTACCAAGCGCTTGGTGACGAAGATACGACTGGTGGTAACAAGTTCTTGCCAAAGACTGTTTCTACTGACATCATTACTGCACCAGCAGAAACTAACCCACTTCGGAACATCTCTACTGTTACTCAAATTCCAAACCTTGAAATTCCTCGGTTAACTTTCACTCTTGACGATGATTCATTCATTCAAGACAAGGAAACTGCTAAGGAAATTGAAGCTAAGGGCGAAACTGTTGCCTTCTCACGTAACAAGTTTAAGGTTCAAGTTGGTATGTCCGAAACTGTTTTACTTGGTTCAGACGCTAACTTAACTAACTACGTTGAACAAGGACTTCAAAACGGGGTAACTGTTAAGGAACGTTCAGTAGCCTTCAACCCTAACCCAACCAAGGACGCAGAAAAGCACATGTCCTTCTACGATGCTTCAAACAACATCAAGACCGTTAACGGCGCTGACTTATACGAAGCTATTACTAACGCTGTAGCCGACTTACACGAAGCTTACCGTGAAAACGCAACTATCGTTATGAGCTACAAGGACTACTTAAAGATCGTTCGGACGCTTGCTAACGGTTCAGCAACTCTTTACGGTGCCCAACCAGAAGCCGTCCTTGGAAAGCCTGTTGTATTTACTGACGCCGCTGTTAAGCCAATCGTTGGTGACTTCTCATACAGTCAATACAACTACGACATCAACACTCTCTACGACCAAGACAAGGACGTTCACACTGGTATCAACTACTTTGTTGTTACTGCATGGATGGATCACCAAATTAAGCTTTCAAGCGCATTCCGTATTGCCGACGTACAAGCGTCAAAATAACTTCCCCATCCGGTGATGATGGGAAGAGTACAACCCCATCAACGCCGAAAACAGGTGGGGACACAAACGGGAGTCAAAATAAATCTGCATCTAGTGCTGTAGCAAGTTCAGCTCCTAAGTCAAGCTCTGCTGCTCAACCAGCAGTAGCTGATACTTTCAACCCTAATGGAGATGTAAAGCCAACTGATGCTCAAACTATTCCAGAAATCAAGGCTTACTTGGATGCACATAAGATTAGTTATGCTTCGTCCGCAAGCAAGCCCGACTTGTTAGCGTTGGCTAATAAGTAATCAATTAAAAGGTGGTGATATTTATGTCAATTGAAATGTTAAAGAATACAGTCTCCGATGATGACTTAGACCAAGTGAAGACCTCCCTTCGATTAGAACCTGACATGGAAAGTGATGATATCTTACTTAGGATGCTTATTAAAGCGGCTCGAAGGGATATTATTGGTCAAGTCGGCGAACGAATTGATGACTTCTTCGATAAAAATGAGGTGTTTAGTGCTGCCGTTATTCTTGAAGTTGCTCATTTGTACAATCATCGGAGCGCCACTAGCGAACAACAAACTTTTGAGGTTCCAATGGCTCTGTATTCATTAATTAATTCAATGAAAGATGATTATCGCTACCAAATCGCTAAAAAAGACGGATGGTTAGATGACTATACTTCTGGCATCGCAGACGCCGAGAGTAGTAATGAAACAGCGGCAGATTCCGACCGGGACAGCAATCTAACACAAGAGGATGATCACAATGGTTAAAAACGTAAATGTTGCCAGAATGCGTTACCGTTTGGAATTTGGTATTGACGAACCCACCGGAAAAAAGAATCCAAATACGGGGAAATCAATCAAAGGTTTCAACCCACACTTTAGTAGATATGCCGGGTTATGGACGTTAAGTGCCAACCAAGCAATAACACTAGCAGGGGCACATATCAAAGAGGCTGTTGTGTTCTTCGTTCGTCATGACTTAAAAATCACAAGTAATTATAAAATCCGTAAAGGGGACGAAATCTTTATTATTGATAACATTTCTTATGATGACGGTCTGAGCACTGACGGATTTGATTTAATTACTTGTCATCGGGAGGTTCTTGACCATGGCTAGTGGTTTAATTAACGATAATTTTGATAAATTTTTGGAAAGAGTAGATCAAGGTTTTACTCTTAGCGAACGAAAGAAAGTAAATAAGGTTGGAGATAAGGTTTACGAAGACGCTATGGATGCGTTTTTGAAACAACACAAACGAGACGTTGTGTATAAAGACGGCACACAACACTTAGCAGACACGTTGACACATGAAATTAAAGAAGACGGGCATTATGAGATTGGCTTCTCTAAGAAAGGGAAGAAAGCTTATATTGCTCGTTTTTTGAATGATGGTTGGAAGCCACGAAACCAATACGGTGGTCCTTACGGTACGGCGCCAAAAGCTAAATATAGTGAGTGGCACGACTTTATTGCTCGTATTGGTAAAGAACGTGACCACGAAATGGGTAAGCGGATGGCTGAACGAGCAAAAGAAATCATGGATGAGAAGGTAGGTAAGTAAAATGACTCCTACCGCTCGAATAGTGGGTTTGTTAAGCGATAACGTTGCCAGCTTGGAAGATATCCTTGTTGATAATATTTGTGCCTACATGATTGACGAAGAGAACGTCGACAATACACATCCAATCCTTGTTGTTTCCGAAGATAATGACGGTCAACGTGACGTGGGAAATGACACAATTCTTTCGACTATAAAGCGAATATCAATTATGTTTTACTACCCGATTAACTATGACGGAGATATGGACTCAATCGAAAAATCAGTTGAGTCCTTTTTGTATGCTCACAAAATCCGTCGTTATCTCAACGCTGGTCACGTTTTGACTCCAGATACAAAAAACATAACGAATACGTTGAAATTCAACTACACACAAAACGAACTTACAGAGGAGGACAACTAATGGCTAACATCGGTCTTAAGATGCTCTATGTTGCATTGAAGAACGAAGATGGTACCACCATCGTTGATGCAACAAAGGGACTTTCAGAAACTGGTGTCTATGCAATTGACACCAACAAGAGTCATATGAACTTGGGTGCCCAAACAGCTAACATTTCTGCTTTATCTGGGACACCAACAAAGATTAACGGTAATAACGAAGTAGTAGATATTTCTAATCCACCTTCTTCACCAACTGTTGCAATTACAGCTAACTTAATTAATCCGGAAGTTAAGCAAAAACTGCTTGGTCGCCAACAACTTTCCAGTGGTATTTGGGTAGACTCTGATAAGCCTACCTATGCGGGATTGATGATTGTTTCTCAATCTCCAGCAACATTAGAAGATGTTTACTACAGTTTTGGGATGGGTGTCTTTACTGAAACTACTCAAAATGTTCAAACCAACACAGATACGGCCGAAACTCGTGAAAGCGATACTTTAACGTTTACCTCCATGGGCTTTTCTTACTTTAATGGTAAGAACTACGGCTTTGCACGTGCCGGGCAAACCAGTTTTGATAAGCAAAAGCTTTTCGATACTGTCTTCCCTGGACAAACTTTTGTTACTGCAAGTAAGGACGGTACTCTTGATCCTTCATTACATGGAGGTCAAGCAGTTGATGTACGAACTGATGGCGAGAAGGATGCTGGTGTGGGAAAATAGCAACCCCACAAACAAGTGGGGCTTCCACTGAAATAATCAATCCAGACGGTAGTTCGACTACCGTTTAATAAGAAAAGACAGAGACGAGTAAAAGTGAGACGTAAGTAATACATAAATTTATACGTATAAGGAGTTTTAATAATGGCAAAAACCGTAACCTTAAAGGCAACTACTGTACTTGGTAAAGACTTTACCATCATGGATTCAATGGGAAACATCAAGAAGATTAATGAAGGGATTAAGCAAATTTACAAGCGAATTGATGCTCTTGACCAAAAGAAAGAAACAGTCCTTTTTGCTGAATATAACGAAGTAATTACTGATGAAGTAGTTAAGCAAGTTGCTAAGTTATTAGATCTTAGCAAGGATGACGCAAAGAAGCTAGAAGATATGTCATACAACGACTTATTTACTTTCTATTCAACTACTGTTAATGAATTTACTGGTATGACTACTCCAAGTGTCCGTGAAATGCAAAAGCGTCAAGAACAAGCAATGCAAGCTTTGAGTGCTGAAGACCCAAAACAAGATTCCGAAGATTAGTTCTTGATTTAGATAATCTCACCGAAGATATCGATTATATGGCCCAAGAAGCTATGAGTAACGGTATTCTTCCTAGTGATTTTTACAAATCGTCATTTAGCGATGTGATGGCAGCACAAAATGCTAAATCAAGAAAGGATCGCCCACAAGATCCATTAACTTTGGTTGGCTCAGATGCCTTTACATTCTAAAAATTTTGAGGAAAGGAGGAAAAATAGATGGCTGTAATTGAAGGGTATACGTTTGCCGTTGATATGCAAGATCGTGGTGTTGTAGCTAGCTTGCGCCAAATGCGAAGTGCTGCAAGTGCAATGAAAGCTGAAATGCGTGCTGGATTTGAAACAATTAGACAAGGTGAAGGTTCAATTTCTGCATATAATTTTAAGATTGAACAATCTGAACGACAGATTGAAAATTATAAAAATATACAGAAAGAACTTCGTGGAGAACTAGAAAAACTTTCTAAAGCACGTGAAAAGCAAATTGAAGAGACGAAAAAGTACGCTGATGCTAATTCGGAAGAAGCCCAAAAAGTTCAACGTGCTTTTGACGAAACTGAAAAGAAGTATGCTAGTACCGTTCGTCAGATTGAAAATGCTCAACATCAAATTAACAAATTAACTCAAGGAATTGAAGAGTCTCGAAAGTCCATTCTCCAATTTAATACTGGTCTAGCTCGTACACGTACAGAAGCGCAAAGTGTTAAATCAGTAATGGATGGATATGTTAGATCAGTTAATAGTCAAGGAAATGCTTTTCGTACAGCTAAAGCTCAAGTAGAATCCTACAAGTTACAGCATGGAGCATTAATTAACCAATTTCGAGCAGAGGTTAGTGAAACAAATCGCCTACAGTCTAAAGTAAATGGATTGCGTAATAGCTACTCTCAACAACAAGCAAAAGTTAATCAAGCTGTACGTGAACACGGGAAGGCATCTAGTGAATACCGACAAGAGGCAGCTGCTCTTGCTGGGTTGAGTGAGAAAATCACTAAAATAAATTCTGAGTACGCAAAGCAAATTGCTCAAGCTTTGAAGGTACGGACCTCGATCAATGAAATTTCACGAGCAGAACGTAGCGTAACTGATGGTGGAATTTCTCGTTTAAGTCGTGCAATGAATAACCTTGACGCCAACGCACGAAGAGCTACCTCACACACTCGTGAGTGGACACAATCGGTTCGCGGGGGATTGATGGCAGCTTCTATGGCTTTTATTCCTTTAGGTGCTGCAGTTGGTGGAGCTGTAAAGCAATCTGTTAATCTACAAAATGAGTGGGTAAAGGTAAGAAATTATCTTTATACAGGTGCTGATTCTGCCAGGGAAGCCAGACACGAGGTGAGTCGACTAAGCAAGATTCAAAGTGATGCAAAGAAGTACTCCGATGAATATGGATATTCGCAAAAACAGATTGCAGAGCAATATGGTGAACTTGTAAAGCGTGGTTATACCGCAAACGCTTCAATTGGTTCAATGAAGTCCATGCTTCAAGCAGCTCGTGCTTCTGGAGATGATTATGCTGATGTTGTAAAGAATGTTTCTGGTGCTGTGGATGCTTTTGGATTGCGTTCAAACAACACTTCTAAGATGCTAGAGAATACTAATCGAGTAACTAACGCAATGGCATTCTCAGCTGATAAAACAGCAACTGATTTTGAAGGCATGGGAAATGCTATGAGCTATGTTGCTGGGACTGCTCATGGTGCTGGTTTTAGCATTGAACAAACAGCGGCGGCTATTGGTACACTTAGTAATGCAAATATTGAAGGAACACGTGCTGGTACAGGCTTAAGAAAAGTTATTAATTCTTTACTAAAGCCAACTCGTGGTGCACAAGACGCCTTGGCTAAATATAATATGAGCATTGATGACTTTAAAACTAAATCAGGCGCAATGAAATCACTTCCTGATATTATGAAGATTATCAATGAATATACAAAAAACTTAGGTAAAGCTGATAAAGGCGCATTCTTTAAAGCGGTATTTGGAGCAACAGGTCAAGAATCTGCTATGATGTTAGCTCAAAATGCTAAGGAACTTCAGAAATTAACTGATCAAGAAAAAGACGCCGAAAAGAATGACTACGTTGGAAAACTTGCCAAAAAGCAAATGGCAAGTACACAAATGCAGTTAGCATCATTAAAGCAACGGTTAATCAATATTGGTATTGTTATGGGTAATAGTCTTTTGCCCGTAATTAATCAAATTGCAAAGTCGTTTGGAAATTGGATTGGTTCAAAAGATGGTCAAAAAGCAATGAAAGACTTTAGTGATAGTGTTTCTAATGCTGGACGAGCAGTTGGGCGACACTCTAAATCCATTCTTCAATTTGTGGGCGGTTTTGTTGAAGGCTTATCTGGCATCGTTAAATTCGGTGGTGCAGCTACTAAAATCATATTGAACTTGTTTAGCGCAATTGGCAGATTTACTGGACTATCAAAAAGTAGTGGAAACCTTCCTAAACATTTAGGTGAATTATCTGGGGCGCTTATTGGTATGGTTGGCGCTTTTAAGCTACTTAAATCTGTTACTAACGGCATGAGTGCAGTTCGTCAAGACATTAAATCGGCTTTACATTTAGATGGTGTCACTGCTGAACAGTCCAAAATTGACCTTGAAAATAAAAAGCTTCAAGAAAATATCGAACTCTGGAAGCGCCATAATGAGGTTTCTGGTGGAAGTTCTGATATTGGTAGCAATATAACAGCCAGTACAGTTGAAAAGACCAGTAAGAATTCTGAAAAAGTACCAACTTCTACTATCGAAGAAGAGTTACCCTCTCGGACAAAGTTACGACATGCTGGAGAAGTTCGCGGTAATTGTGTTGCTAAAGGAGTTCGTGGGGGATTAGTTCGTGGACTCAAAGGAACCGCTAATCTCGTGATCATGACTATAACATCTGGCGTGCTTGATCTTGACATGGTAGTAGCGCTTGGTAAGAAGATAGGCCAATTATTATTAAAGGGTTTTAAAATAAGTTGGAAGATTGGAAAGTGGATTACTAAGCCTTTTACTAAACTCATTGATAGTAATGCCGTACACCAAATATTTGGTTTTCCAACTAAAGAGGTAGCTCAGCAAGGAACAAAAGTTGGAACAAATTTCACTCAAGGAATAAAACAATCATTGAAGAATGCTAAAAGTAAATTTTCAATTAGTGGTTTATTCAAGAGTACAGGAAAGCATGCTGCTCATAGCGGAAAAGATGTTGGAAAATCGTTTGTAGAGAGTGCAAGTAAGTCAGTTGAAAAATCTCCAAAGAAAATTACCTTTACTAATTTATTTAAGGGTTCTGGTAAACATGCAGCAACTAGTGGAGCTAAAGCAGGAACATCTTTTGTAGAAAGTGCCGGTAAAACTGCAACAAAGAGTAGTAAGCTTTTAACTTATGGAAAAACTCTAGGAAGTAAAATGGGTGGTGCTGCTACCGTTGCGTTTGGGGTAATCGACTTATTGCAAGCATTAACTACAAGTAACCACAAGAACCGTGCTAAAAAAGTTGGTGAATCACTTGGTTCAACTGCGGGTGCAGCTGGTGGTATGGCAATTGGGGCTACTTTAGGAAGTACAGTTCCCGGAATTGGAACAGTGATTGGAGGAACTTTAGGAAGCATAATTGGTGGAGTTGCAGGTGGGCACATTGGAAAATCACTTGGCAAAGCTTGGCCCCAAATTAAAAAGGGCGCTTCTAAGGCTGCTAAAGGTATTGGTAAGTTATTTCAAGCGCCCTTTAAATGGGCTTATGGTCAAGGTCAGAAATTTGGCAAGTGGTTAAATAAACAATTTAGTTCTAAAAATCGGAAGAACTCAAAACGTAGTAATTTCTCTACTAAAGACCTTAAACTAATCCAACAGATGACTAAAGCCGTGAACGGATACACACGTTCGTTGAAGAATCTTCAAAAAATTAAGATGAAGAATTACTTTAACTCAATGGCTAAAGATATTCGAAAGTCAAAAATTAATAAAGAGCTTTCTTCAATGGATAAGAGTACCCGTCAAGCAGCTCGTAATTGGAAAAATCTTGCTAAGCCAATTCGAAATGTAGCTTCTTCTTTTAGAGTATTACAAAAATCAATTAGGACTTTAGCGGGTAAACGTAATGGTTTAACTTCGGTTGATAGGGATATTCGCAATCTCTACCGTACCATTCGCAAGAATCCATTTGGTAGACTCATTGCTCAACAAGCAAATATTGCTAACAAGGCGATGAGCGGTAAGAAGTCTGGCTTTGTTAATGAATTTAATCGTCAAACGCGTTCAATGGATCGTGCATTACGTTCCTTTAAGCGTGAATTTGATCGCGATTGGAGAAGTACCTGGTCTGGACTAGATCGTCCAGTAAGTCGAAATTTAAGATCTGCTAGTCGTTCGGTAGATAGGTATCTTGATGATATTCAAAGTACTCGTTCTAAGTTTAGTAGTTCATTTCTTAAAGGCTGGGATAGTTGGATTGACGATGTTGTAAGTAATTTCCGTAAAGGATTTGATAAACTCCCTGGATACGCTCAATCATCAATGAAAGATATTATTAGTCGCTTAAACAAAGGGATTAGCGGTATCAACTCAACCATCAGCAACTTTGGTGGTGACAAGAAATTATCTACTATTTCTTATGCTAACGGTACTAACGGCGGACATCCGGGTGGCCATATGCTTGTTAATGACTCAGTTCGTCCTCATTGGAAAGAACTTGTACTATTCCCTAATGGTCAAGCGTTGCTTCCCCAACATCGAAACACCCTCATTCCAAACGCTCCACGCGGTACACAAGTATTGAGCGGTGAAAGTACTTATAAATTTATGAATTCAATTGGGGTTCATAAATATGCTAATGGGACATTATCCGAATCAGAAATGGATAAATTATCTGAGCAATTTGAAAAACATCCAGAGGAAGCTGCTAAAACATTGATCCTTAAAATGACTAACTGGGATTCAAGAGTTCCACTTGTAGCCGACCTAGGACCAGCTTCTGCTATTGCATTTGCAAAAGCTATTTCTAATGTTTTGAAAGATCAAATGGCGTCTGAGGCTAATCCGGGTGGTGCTGGCGTAGCACGTTGGCGTCCATATATTATTCGTGCTTTTCATGCATTAGGCTATGATGCAGCTGAATGGAAAGTTAATAAGTTGTTGAAACAAATTGATACTGAATCAGGTGGTAACCCAACGATTCCACAGCAAGTACATGATAAAAACTCTGGTGGAAACGAATCACTAGGTCTTTTGCAATTTGCTTTAAGCACCTGGAATGCTGATGCGTTGCCTGGACATAAAAATCGTGCGAGCGGATATGATCAAATTCTAGCAGCTATCAATGTTCTTGAACATGGTGGTGAAGGAGGTTGGGGCAACGTCGGTATGGGTCATGGATGGGCAACTGGTGGTTTTGCCACTAAACATGGACTATATGAAGTTGCCGAAGAAGGACTTCCAGAAGCCATCATTCCGCTAGATGTTAATAAACGTCCGCGTGCTTTATCTTTGATTGATCATACTCTTGATAAGATGGAACAAGACGGTGGCGGAACTGGTGGTTTACGTAGTCGGAGAGTGCAAAGCCAATCTAATGATGAAACTACCGCTTATCTTAAACAAGCTGTTACTTTCTTAGCGCAGATTGTTGGACTAAATAAGCAACAAATCGATGCTATTTTAGCTAATGGCGGTAATGATGATATTCGATCACGTCATGTTCGCCAACGATTCTACCAACAATACGGTAATGATCAGCGAGTAAGCGACTATATGAGCTATTGAGGAGGCGAATTATTTGCAAAGCTTACAAAATCCACAACTGTTATTAAAAATTGGCGATCAGCCAGAATTTAATATTGCAGATAAGGTACAGGGGTTAAAATATTTAGGCGATAATTCAACCCCAACAATTAATAACTCTTATCTTGATGTTCCTGGTATAGATGGTAGTATTTTGCAATACTCAACCTTTTCTCGATATCAGATTGTAGCAAATTTCTTTTTGAGATTTTCCGATTGGCAAGACTTCAAGCTTGCTAAACATCAATTTTATCGAATCTTTGGTCAACGTAAATTAATAAGAATGCGAACGGACGTGGAATCTTCCATTGTCCGTTTTGTTTATCCCAATTTACCTGAAATAAAACCTAGTCAAGATTATGCTCATGATGCGTTAATTACAATGAACTTCGACAATCCGTCAGGCTATCGCTATTCTCTTTATCGGAGTGATGGGACTTATAGTAATGATTTAGATGGTGTGCAGTTCGGTATGAACCTTCATGAAAACGAAGATCAATATAACTATCATTTCACCACAAATAACTTTAGGGTCTATAACGCTAGTGACATTCAAGTAGATCCATTTGGACAGAAACACGACTTGAAAATAATTTCTAAGTTTAAGGGTAATTCTATGAAGATTGCTAATAACACAAATGGAAGCGAGTGGTCATATACGAAAGCTTCTAACGGTGAAGAAAGCATTGTTTTGGATGGAATTAACACTACCTTAAATGGAATCCCCGCTAGTGCAAATACAGACTATGGAAACATTATTCTGGATACAGGCTGGAATGATATCGCTGTTACCGGTGCAGACAGCGTAGATATCACATTCAGCTTTCCGTTTATTTATCTATGAAACCTAGAATTAATGAAAAGGTCAAAGTTAGAGGCGTTGGACGCACCGAAATCGAGCCTCTTAACTGTATTGATCCAGACTCTTTCTACATTGATTGGGAAGCCAATTCGACCTGGAGCCTGCAATTTACGGCTCATAATGACCACTCGTTTGCCTATTCAATGTTGGATAGCCAAGCCTCGATCTTCTTTGATGGTCAAGAGTACATCATTAAACAGGCTGAGCCGGATGCTAATGGTGGGGTGGACTCGATTGATATTGTCGCCACCCATGCTTACTTTGAAATTGCTCGGTTGCGAAAGTATAAGACCTATATTGATCCAGCTGATGCAGATAAACAAACCGATGTTAAAGTCTACGGAAGCACGCAAACGGACAATGACTCTGGAAGTGATTCTGGAGATGATAGCGATGATACTGATCCAAATGCTCAGAAGACGGAAACCACCACAACCGAAGGAAACACGACTACCAAGACAACGGTCACCAAGACTGACGAAACTAAAGAAGATTCTGATGAGAACCAAGTCGAATACCATATTGAAGATGTTTTGAAACATTGGATAGATGGTAACCAGCTTGGTTTTTCTTATCAGGTCATTGGTGATTTTCCCACTGTCCGAATTGAAGAACTTGCTGACGGTAGCGGAACTGATATGTTAAGTAAAATTACTGAAGCGTGGCCAAACGCAATTGTTTATCCGGATAATAGAAATATTCGAGTATATGCACAAGACCAGTTCTATAAAGATTACGACAACCGTCTTGATTATGAATACAACACCACTGAATTTAAGTGGACATTTGATTCCACTAGTCTGACTAATGAGGTTATGTGCATCGGTGGTAAATACTCCATCGAGACCGAAGTTGATACCTCAACTAGTGGGGATGATAGTCATGGTTCTGGCGGTGCTGGTGCAGATAAAGTCGTCAACGATGCCAAGCAGTACCTCGGAGTACCGTACGTGTGGGGCGGTGCCGGTGGTGCTCGTGGCGGTGATCCGCATAGCGGTATGGACTGTTCTTCCTTTGTCAGTCAGGTCTACAAGGATATGGGGATCAATATTCCTGCTTACACGGTAGCAATGGAACCATATGGCAAACAAATTGATCGGTCGCAAGTGCAAACTGGTGACATGGGATTTTATGGTTCGCCTGGCGGTTCATATCATATTTGTATGGCTCTAAATAACAGCACAATGATTTATGAACCGCGCCCAGGTCAATCGTGTATGACCCAGGCGATTGATTCGTATCCGCCAACTTGGTGGGAACGTAATGATCAAATGGCTTCAATTGTCGCTGGCGATAGCGATAGTGGTGGCGATACGACTTCGGAAAGTTCTTCATCGACATCTAGCGAGTATTATTATTTTGCTCCCTTTATGTATCGTGATGAAGAATCAATTAAGAAGTATGGTGAATATCCAGCTGAACCGATTGAAGATGGCCGTTTTAGTGATAAAAATGCGATGTCTGATTATGCCAAGACGAAAATTCAACCAGACCCAGCATTATCATTAGAAGTTACGACTTATTCAAACTTCAAGCCGGTTGCTGGTGACATGATCCATATCATGATTAAAGAACAATCAATCTGTACTAATGAAGCGGTGGTTGGCTTTAACTGGTATCCATATAGTGCTACCAATCCAACTTCCGTCACGCTTAATAGCAATTCGCAAAATATCTTAGATTATCAGCACTCACGCCAAGTTGCGTTGACTGATGCTATTAATTCTGTTCGACAAGATGCACAAAAAAGTATTGAAGCTTCTAGTCAAGCCAACCAAATTGGCGGTGACAAGAAGCTTTTTACTTGGCTCAAGGAATATGCGGGGTGACTGATGATGGATGTCTGGGATTGGATTGATTATTTAGCAAAAGGGTTGAAGAAAGTTGCTAATGAATCGCAACAAAATTATCAACAAGTTCATGCTTACATCGATGGTCATGATCAAGAAACCTTGAACCAAGTCACTGAGATTGTGCATGACGCAATCAAATTAAAATCTCCCAATGGCAAAATTTACGAAATCACCATTGAAGACGATGGAACTATTAATAAGAAGAAAGTCGGTGAGTAAATGGAATTAGAGACACAATTAAATGCTTCGGATCGTAATACTCGAGCCATCATCGGCAATAATTTTCAAAAGATTCAAGAAGAGGATAGTAAAGACGATTTGGCTTTTGAGAAATTTCAAAAGGATACCAACGCTCGTCTCGACCAACTCGAACAAGAAAAAGCCACGCGAGATGAACTAAAAAATGTTCAAGAAGCGTGGAAAAAGAAAATTGAGCATGTGGCGTTAGGGACCGACTATGAAACGGTCGAACAAGCTGTCATGCAGATTTTGAAAGAGAAAGGAATGATTTAATGTCACAAACTTTAACTTATGTGATCGGTCAAGACCGGCGTCCGCATGTTGACAATGTACAAGACTTCAAGGTTAACTTTGATGGCAGTAATACTAACTGGGTCCAAGCGCGTCAGTATGAGCGAAGCATGCGCCAAGTCTTTGTCAATATCAAGAATGAAGACGGGACACCCCTAGACTTAACCGGCTGCAACGTCTGGTTTGAAGGTTTACTTCCGAAGAATTCCGCCGGTGACTTCCGGATAATTGATGATAAAGGCTACGTTGCCCTTGACCCAACTGCCGGACGTTTCCGTTTCGACATGCCCGGCCATGCCTTTACAGTCGCTGGTTCCTATCGCCAAGCATTTTTCCGCATTCTCAAAGACGGTAACTCTATCACTACCTTAGAATTCGATCTCGACGTCCTTGCCGATAAGGTCATTGATGGTTTGATGCCACGAACATATATTTCACCATTTGAGGATCTCTATGATCAACTTGTTAAAATTCTTGATAATGCTGATGGCAAACTTCAAGATAAGCTAACCGAATGGAATAGCAAGCTACAGAACTTATTTGATACATTAAACAAGATGGGCACTGATACACAGACACTTTTACAAACGTTGCAGAACCGAATTGCTGATCTGGAAGAGAAGATTAAGCAGGATGGGTTGTTTACGCAGGCGGAAGCAGAGGCGTTTGAGAATACTTTGACTAAAAAAGTTACTGATTTAATGGATCAGTATTCTAAAAAGTTTGATCAAGGACTTGCCACCATTACGGATAAAGCTAACTATAATTATGATTATCAGCTTGATTCTCCTGATAATATTCTTTTTCCAGCTTTCACTAAACAAGGACAAAATGCTTACAGAGATGAGCTTTACATTAGCGACAATGGTGTTGATTTGTACCATGTTAATCGTTATGGTGCAGGTATTGACTTTACGGATCATTCTCCAGCGGTTGACTGCTCTACGATGTTTTATGAAGGTTATGTCTACCAGATTTACGACTATGTTAAATCGCCTTATCCCGATCAAATTAATTCACACTTTCTAGGAGGCAACGGTATTCAAATTCGCCGATCAAAAGATTTAATCAATTGGGAATTTATCGACGTCGACTTACCAACTCAATGGTTACAGACGTGGGCACCTGAATGGTACGTGGAAGACGGGAATGTCTATGTAGTAGTTTCATTATCAGACTGTTCAGCTTCATTCAAAAATGAGACTGATGGTGTTGTTAATTGGGTTAAGCAAACCTATATTATTTCTACGAGCGACTTCAAAACTTGGACCGAACCTCAGTTGATTAATTTGGGCTTAGATAACTGCATTGATCCTTTTATCATCAAGGAAAATGGCAATTACTATCTCTTCGTTAAGAATGAAGTCACGGGTAAGATTATTGAGTTCAAGTCAGATAGTCTTATGACTGGTTATAAGCAAGTTTGTATTCTCGATACAAATTCGAATGCAGTCTTTGAAGGACCTGCTGTTGTTGAATATAAGGGTGGTTACCTGCTTATTGTTGATGCACCTAACGAAGGATTGGTTGCCTTTTACTCAAACGATATTGAAAAGTGGGGACAGACGGTTCACTTGTCTGTTAATGATGGGCAAGTGGTAAAGCATTGTACGCCGATTACTTTAAAGGATAATAAGCTTCGTGAAATCGTGAAAAACTATGTCAAAGTAAAAGGTGGCTTATCACCATTTGCGGTATCTAATCAAAATACTAAAAAGTTGTCTTACATCTATCCTGGTCAAACTAAGGTATCGCTTTTCCCTAATGCTCTATATGTAGCTCAATCAAATGTTACTTCAGAGATTAGCATTACTGATTATGATACAAATCTGCTTCGCTACGGAGACATGGTCGAATTCGCTTTGATGTCTGGAAATTATGGTGCTAAAGTATCGCTTGCTGGTAACCCTAATCAACAAGTATGGCTACCAACGACATTAGAACTTTCGGCTGCAAAGTCTAATAGTAATTCAATTGTTACTCTTGAATGTACTAATTTAGGGTTGGTTCCACAGGTCTACCAGCCTGCTCCGTCATTTGTTTATAGCCGAAAAACAGTCGATCTAAAAGACGCTTTTGCCAAAACGGGTGGCGAGTATAAGCCAACAGCTGATGGATATTTGATGATTACTGTAAAGACGAGCGGAAACCAGTATCTTAATATTTTATGGGCAGATCTTGGACAATCGCTGTATGCTAACACTTTTCAGGGCTCGGGATACCCAGCAATTACAGTACCTGTAAGATCACAAAATACTTATCGGGTAGAGTATAACGTTGATCAAATCATGTCAGCTAAATTCTTCTATACAGAAGCATCGATTCAAGTTTAGGAGGTATGGTTAATGAAGCAAGTTTACTTTTACGATAAAAAAACAGGCCAATTAACTGGTAGCGAGCAGGTAAGTGACACACTTATTATCACAGCTGGCATTACCGATGTGCCTGTACCACGTGACTTGGTGAACCCAAAGTTTGTTGTTGCAAGTCAAACGTGGATAGGGACTAATCTTGAAGATTGGTTAGAGAAACAACAAGTGAATTATCAGCAGTTGTTAAAAGAGCATTCGGAACTTATCCCAGATGAGACAAAACAATTGATGCAACAATCCCAGCTAGCCTTACGGCAGGCACAATTTCAAGCCAGCCAACAAAAGCTTAATTCACAATTAGCATTACAGTTAGCACAGATAATTGCTAAGGAGACACAAAATGTTTAATCTAGTACAACAGTCATATCAAGCAGGATGGTATACATTAGATAATGTTAAAACCTTTGTCTTAGCCAACATGCTTACCAAGGACGAATATAAACAGATCACTGGTCAAGATTACGATCAGCAACAGTTGGCTTAGCTAAAACATAGTCGCCACAGAAATAAACAGTACATAAATAAGCCTCACTCAAACGAGCGGGGCTTTTATTATGGGCGGCTTTATATGGGAGGAATAGCACCAATGCACTTATTAGCGGCGGCACCAGTGCCACCATATCATCAATTATATTTCCAACATTTTCAAGGAATGGAAGATAATCAAATAATTTGGCTGTTTGTTTGGGTAGTCATCATTGATATTGTAACAGGCTTTGCAAAAAGCGTTATTGCTCATCACACAACTTCAAGTAAAGGAACAGCGGGATTGATTAAGCACGGGATTCTATTGTTAGTTACATTAACACTCTATCCAATGCTTGAATTAAACGGAATGAAAAATGCAGCTGATACATTTGTGGGCTTCTATATTATGTTTTATGCTGTCTCAATTATCGAAAACTGGGGACAAATGGGATTACCAGTGCCCGAATGGTTAAAGAAGTATATCTATAAATTAAGTGATCAATACAAGGAGGAACAACATGAAAACACTAAACGACATCATTAATTGGATTATTCAATCAGGGCTACTTGTGTGGCTCTTTTATTTTGGTTTTGTGGTTGGTAAGCCATTTATTGAAAGCAAGATTAAGCATGCTAAAACAACGCAAGAGCAAGCCTTATGGGAATTAGCTTTGCAACTAGCAATGACTGCTGTTAATTCTCGGGTTGGCAAGAATATTTCTGGTCAAGAAAAGTTTGCGCAAGCAGTCGCAGAAGTTCAATCTTATCTAACAGCTAAAGGGCTTCACATTGATACGAAACAAATTCAAGCGGCAGTTCAATCAGCTTATGAGATGTCTATGCTAACGCCAACCGTTAACCCAAATGAAAGTGAAAGCAAAAAGGCTAATACTGAACAAGAAGTAGTAGTTCCAGCAGGTACAGTAAAGGCAATTGACCCTAAGGAGGTTGCATAAAATGGCATTACGTAATCCGTTTATTGATGTTTCAAGTTATAATCCTGACACAAAAGAGTTCTTTCTAGCAGCTAAAAATCAAGGTGCATTAGGTGCTGTTGTTAAATTAACGGAAGGTTCCGAAGATGGGTCTGCTTATGTTAACCCACGAGCAGCTGCACAAATTCGCAATGCGCTAGCTGTCGGTTTGCGAGTATCTTGTTACCACTTTGCCCGTTATACCTCAGTTGCGGATGCACAAAATGAAGCCCGTTTCTTCGTTAAAATCGCTAAGCAGTTCGGTATGTATGACGATACGCTCATGATTGATGATGCGGAAGTTCACTCTGCAGCTGATTATCAGTCCACTTCCTTAGCATTCCTCCAAGAAGTAGAGGCGCTCGGTTACAAGAATACCGGTATCTATTCTATGAAGAGTTTCTTCACTGGTGGTATTCTTAATTCTCATGGCTTCGGATCCCGGAAGATTTGGGTTGCTGGTTATGGCGTAACCTCATTAGGTGTTGATAATGCTAACGCTTGGCAAACAACCGATCACGGTATCATGGGCATTGACACTAGTCTTGACTTTGACGGCGCCTTTACGACTGGTTCAGTATCAGGGAATGTTCCTCAAGTCGTTATTCCAGCACCGCAACCGGTTCAGCATGTTGGTCACCCTGCTAGTGGTACTTACATTGTTCAGTCAGGAGATACGCTTTCTGCGATTGCTGCGAAGTATAATACCACTTACCAGAACCTAGCAGCTATTAATGGTATCGGTGATCCGGACCACATTAACGTTGGCCAAGTCCTTAAAGTAACCGGACAACCAACAACCGAAAACACTTACTTCGTTCAAGCGGGCGATACACTAAGTGGAATTGCAATTAAGTTTGGTACAACTGTATCTGACCTTGTAAGTCGTAATCACATTACTAACCCTAATGTTATCTACGTTGGTCAAAAGATCTATATTGCAGGTAGTGGTCAATCTAATGCTTATACTGTTAAGGCAGGTGATACACTTTCTAACATTGCTAATATCTTCCATACTACTTGGCAAGCATTAGCACAGAAAAATGGTATCGCAAATCCTAACGTAATTTATGTTGGTCAAACAATTCAGATTTAAGGGAAAGCCCTAGTGGTCATTGTAATTGCAATGATTACTAGGGCTTTTTTAATGTAACAAATAATATATTATATAAATAAGAAGAAATAATTTGAATCAAGAGGTCTATTATGGAGCAAGAGAAAGTTACCAGGAAACTATTTAGTTGCGCTAAAATAAAAACTAGTCAATATAAAGAAGAAGGAGACAATAAAAATATTGAGAAGATAATTACAATCATTTTCTTTATTGCTGTCCTTTTAACTATAATATTTTATAGATATAAATCGATTTTAAATATCTTCTTTGATAAGAATGGAGATTTACAATGGGTTGGGGCCACATCAATTGTTGCAATCTTAACTTTTTGA